TTATAGTTTAATTCTAACATGAATAAGATAAATAACAGATAAAAAAAGCATCTCTGGCTCATTATCGAGTACATAGATGCTTTCTAAGGATACCTTATATAATTCTTTTAGAACAAACATATTGTTTATATCTGGCAAACACCGCCCTGCTTCCCATTTGTAGATTGTTGTAGGGTTATTGAATCCAAATACCCTTTGTAATTGTTCCACTGTGAAATTAGCACTAATCCGTAATTCCTTTAACTTTTTCCCTGTTTTAGTCAAATTGACATTAGGAATCTCATTTGCACAAAACTTATAGATACTGTCCATGTTACCTCCCGTTTTCTTTTAATTTGCTATACAACAGTTCTTCTCGTAATTCCAATTAATAGCATTATTATATCATCAGTTACGATTCTATTAAAGTTTATTTAGTTCTATAACTATTATGACAGCTACTTCCAACCATTGATGGAACAGCTAAAGATTGACCACACACCTCACTGTAGCCGACATTCCTGTATTTCTATGTTAGCGGAAGCTGGTGTGGATCAGAAGATTATCAAGAAGACTTTAGGACACTCTGGAGCAATGACACTCATAGAGAATGTTTATACTCTGTTTGATATTAAGGAGCTAGTCGATGGACTAAAATTAAGATCACACGAAAAAAGGACACTTTCCAGCGAATCGCTTCACTGAAAAATGTCCTATAATTATTACTAATATTTTTGTTGCACACCTGTTGCAAACGTGTTGCACACAGAGTAAATTCCAGTGCGTTTGACAACATTCCACAACGTCTGTAACCCTTGTAAAATCGGGCATTTCTTGATAAATGCGTTGACCGCAAATTATCTCTTGGAGAACCTCGGATGGTTTGATTTATTAGTAATAATGTTCAATTGTTGTTAGTTTGTTGCACATATAATTATATCAACATATTCTTAAAATAGCTTATTTGTATTAATTTAAAATATTTACTATAAAAACGATTATCTTACGCTTTCATTTTTGTATTGCTTAATATTGTATTTAATGGTAATGTATTACTATATTTTAGTATACGTATAGGAGGGAATATTTTGAATCTACAACAAGAAGATATTAGTGATCGTAATAGCACTATGTCATTTCTTTTGTGTTTTTTCTTTGGGTATTTTGGAGCACATAAATTCTATGCAGGTAAATGGATACAAGGTTTAGCATATCTGTTGTTTGGCATTCCGGTATTCTTTAATATAATTATCACACCGATAGCAGATAAATTCGGCGGGTTCCCGTTTGCCATCAGATCGGTTGGAGTAAGCATTATTTTAAGCCTACTTGTAGGTGTTGCTATTTTATATGATTTATTTGCTATTACTAATGAATCTAGTACTGATAAAAATGGATTAATTATTATTAGTGGGAAACACAAAGATGAAATTTGCGGACGTACTGAATCTGAGAAATTTGATGATAAATTAAATACAGTTGTTACAATCTGTGTATTTGTTATTTTTGTGATTATTTATTTTGTCTTATTAAAATTATTATAATACATATACACTCTGGAGGTTGCTATCAAATGAAATTTGGAGTTAGAAAACCTAGCTATAAAAAGAGTTTTAAAGCTAGAACAACCGGAAAGGCAAAACGTAAATTAAAAAAATCTCTTATACCTGGATACGGAAAGAAAGGTACGGGATGGATTATGAATCCAAAAAAAGCAGCATACAATAAAGTTTATAATAAAACAAGTATTAGTCTATCTTCATTATTAAAAAAACTGTTTAAATAAAGCAAGGCCCCTCAGTATAACCGAGGGGCTAATTTTTATATACTAAGGTCTAAATTTCTTATCCTCTCCAGACTAATCCTAACGCTGTGGTTGTATCTTTCCCGGCTTTACCGTCTACATTTAAGCCTAGTCGTTTCTGAGCTTCTTTAACCTTTGTCTCGGTATTCGGACCGAAGACTCCATCATCAGTGGTCTCAACAGCACGCTGTAAAGCTTTTACATCGTCACCTTTCATACGAGGATCGGTCAGCTTTAAAACCCTACTTATTTCAGCAACCTTGTTTTCTTCTTTTACAGACTTAAGCTCTGGAAATATACTTTCTGGCCTACCAAAATCAGTCCATGCACCATTTGGAGATCCCTGCGATAAAGGACGTCTAATTGTACCATAATCACGCCCTGCACACTCAACTACATTTAAATTATCATCGACTATATATCCTATATGTGTCTTAATTCCATTGGCATTACGAATAAATACCCAATCGCCTCTTTTTAGTTGCGATTTAGTTACAGGAGTGCATAAATTATACATACTATTTGCGGTCATATCGACTTTTATTAATTTCTTCTGTAATAGCCAATTAACGCCTAGTCCGCTACAATCAAATGCAAAAATATCGTCTTTCATTTTTTTGTCAAGCAATGATTGTACTCTCTTTACATTCGCATCCGATGTTTCGACTTTTCTAACCCAATTCATAAACATCGTTTTTAATGATTCACCTTGTCCACTCCAAACATAAAGAGATTCACCAACCATTGATAATAAATAATTAATAAATAGCTGCAGCATTTCTATTCCTCCTTCCTATCGTGGTTCCCAACCTGTTCTAACACGTCTTTTAACTTCTGCGGTACTGGCAATCCAAGAATAGATACATTTTCCATAATACTTACACCCTCATTATAAACGTAAAACAAAATAACTGCTAATCTTACCGCACTTCCACTTTTTATCACATATACGTCTAAAATGTGGCTGATACCAACCAAGCAAAAAATAAGTACCTTTTTAAATATCCCCTTGAATCCGATTGCGCTAGATAGTTTCTTTTCAACAATAGCAACCATAACTCCTGTTATATAGTCAATGACAACACATACTATCAGCGCAGTCATAAAACCGTCTACTCCACCCAGAAACCATCCTAAAAATGCACCAATGCAAGATATTACATACTGCAAACCCGTAATAAATTTATCCATCATCCCTCTTTCCGTATACAAAAAGAGCACCCATATGAGTGCTCTATGTATACTTAGATTATTATTCTGTTACTAAATCATCGCAGCCGCTATCAACTAAAATTTCTTTTACGCATACTTTAAGTAATGCTGGTACCTGCGCATATGTTTTCTTACTAAGCATAATCTGTTGTGCCCATAACATTGCCATCATGTAAGTTCCCCCTTCCCCTAATAGTAAACTAAGTATAAATGCTCTAATTCGCATATACTACCTGGCTCATTTCGAGGATACACTCTGTAAGCATATTGTTGCTTTCCTCGAGTTCTTTAACTCTTTTAGATATGATATCTACGTCACCAAGTACAAATGTAGCAATACCATCCTTTAAAGTTGCTTCAATAACATACTTGTTTTCATATATTCCACATACATTACCATCTGAATCAAGAATTTGATACATCGATAAATTACTTTCAGAAAATGTACTATATGTATTAACAAATTCTTCTGGTGATTGCTCCATGCTAACAAAGTTTTGAGCTGCATTAATGATATTGCATTCTGTACCATCTTTCACTCTCATTTTTTCCATGATATTTCCCCTTTCCTAGTTCGTTAAATAATGATTTATTCTAGTACTCTAGGAGTTCCTAGTTGTTTATTAGAAATGTTTAGTGTGTTATAAAAAAACCTACTATAAGCAACTTGACCGCAAAATAATGTCACATAATCTGTATAGACAATAGCATCTACGATATAAGCATCTGAAATTTGATTTCCACTAGGGAATTGGTGTTTATTTTGAGCGGTAACATTTATATAATATTTTCCACTTTCTTTAACAGCATCCAACCATTCGATGTATCGTATTGGATTGTCACTTCTCCATGGCGACCAACTGCCACTATCTATTTTCTCACGATAGCGAATTATTCCGTCCGTTCCTCTCTTTGTTTGAAAAAGCCAATTTCCATAATTACCAGTATCAACATTAATTGTACCGTACCCACCCTCTGTATTAAGCGTACTGGGACTATATGTGTAAGTACCTATGGAAACTGCAAGATTTGCGTCAGCTAATATACTATCATGTCTTTTATAATAGCTATTTAAAGATTCATTTAACGTATTAAGATCGTCTCTAATTGCTTTACCACGTCTTGCATCCCATGCAAATCCTGGTTCTGTTACAGAGTCATTATTCGCAATATTAACAACCTTTTGTACTGCTTCAAGTGCTGCCTGTGTAGCTTCTTGACATTCTTCTATGGCTTTTTCTAAGCTTGCGGAATAACTTTTCGGAGGAAATGCACCGTCATTTAGTGAATCTATCTCTACATAAAAAATAAAACAAGCAGAGGACAACCGCTTGTTATTAGAATCAAAGATTTTAAGGTCTGCAATTACCTTACCTGGTGATTGCAGTTCGTTTCCGACAATATTGTATGTGCATGATTTTTTATCACTGTTTACTATCGCATTATTTTCTACACTTATACCATTTGATTGTGAGAATACTATTTTTACTGTATTTCCGGTTAAATCAAAATCAGAAATATTGATGTAAAATGTGATATTGTTATCACCTTGACATAATTTTATATTAGTATCAACCGGTTGATTTCGTTCAGTACTTAATTCTATGTTATAAGGTTTTTTCACCTGCTATCCTCCTTTCTAATTCTTCAAACCGTAATGAAAATTGATCTATAGTCTTTTTCATGTCAGATATTAACATTTTATTACTTTTATCTTTTTTAACAAGCTTATCAATTATTTCAACGTTACGATTTCTATCATCGATTAAAAGCGATATAAGTTCTTCATATCGTAATCCGTAACCATATCCGTTATCTTGTTTATACTTAATAAAGCAAGCGAATTCTTGTGATGAAATTCCACACTTTTTTAATGCTCGCTCTACATCTTGCGCTATTAATCCAGTGTGATATCGGTCGCTCTCGCCTTTATTAAACTTATAACGCTTCGGTTTAAGGAGTGATAATAGTTTTATATATCGATCATCTAAGTTCTCTATGTCGTGTTTTTCCTTTTTATCACTGGTAGATATTGTAGAGTTTAGTGCCCACACTGTATTCCATTTGTTGTTAGTACTTCCTAAATCCATAGAACCAGTCCCAGATGGTGCGAAAATGTTATTACCATACATTTTAACAAAGCTTGAGTTCTCTCTACCAGCAATATAGATTTTATCATAACAAAGATGATTACCATTCACATATACATCACCAGAATATACATTGCCAAATTTGTAGTTAGGAGTACCGAGATCAAATATTCCTGCGGAGCTTGGTCTTAGTGCGCCCGTGTCTAAATAAAGAGTTAAGTTTGATGCTGCAGACGGTTTTAGAGCAGAATGACTGTGTGATGTAGCTGCATACTCCGTATGCTTATGTTCTTTAGCAGCAAATAACTCAATGGCTTGTTTATCAGTTAAGTATCCATCACCTGCGATTGGTACCGTACCAGTGATTTTCCCAAGAATTATATAATTTTCATTTAAATGAGCAAGTAAAATAGTGTCATTGATAGATGGACTTGACATATCAAGTCTTTTATATTTTTTTTCGGATTCGGTACTTTCTCCGTAGAAGGTTATCTTGTAATACCCGTCTTCGAATAATGAGGTGACTGTAGCTAGACGAAAACACCGTTCTTTTTCATTTTCTTTTATAAATTCATCATCTAAAACATAATCATTAGCTGTTTCATACATACTACTCACTAGATTGGCACCACCTTCTTACAATAATGTATCATGTCACCACCAGGCCTTAAGTCCATGCTCCATGCTTCTTCAATATACTTTGCTTGCACGTCTATATCTTTATTTTTAATTTGTAAGCATGCTTCGTGCCCGTGGTGTGGCATTAATCCGGTTTTAAATCTTAGAGTTTCATAAGCTACTGAATTAGATGCTAATTTATATACGAGAGCATCAAGTGAAGCTTGGTCAGCTATATCACTTACACTTGCAATATCAACTATCTTTCTTCCCCTGTTTGGTATGCTTAATATGTTCGTAGGATCGTTATTCTCATATTTGCTTATCATCATTCCCCTGTCTGGATTTTCAAGATATCGTACAATCTTATTTGGTACGTTAAAAACATCTAAGCCTTGCTCTACTCCTGTTTTTATAATACTATCACTGTCAGTTTCGTAGGTTTCCTCTATGTCTCGTAATACCGGCAGTTTGTATGGAATAGCTACAGCAATACCAATTTCGTTAAAATGCAATTTGCTATAATTAATGCTACTTAATAAGCTATTGATTGCATCGAGTTTACTGGTTCCAATCTCAAACTCTATGTCAGACATTAACACTTTATCAGATGGAGTAATATCATAACTGATGATTCCTGCAGATGTTAAAATATTTTCCACAGCTCCAGTATAGGTATTTCCTGTTTTTACACAATGTCTTACATCAAATTTATCTTCCTGTACTATTACAGATTGATCGTACAAATCACACTTTTTACTTATGGACCTTCCGTTGTGTACACGAGCAGGAGAGCTAATTAAAAGTACTCCAAGAGGAAATGTTATTACTTCATCTTCTAGGTGTAAATTAAAGTGTATCTTAAGTCTCTCATCAATTGAATTAATATCTGCTATTTCGTTAATTATAAATGATCCAGTTCGCATAAGGCTCATACGTGTGTCATAAGAAATACTACCTTGGGCAGAGACTAACCCAAGGTAGTTATTATTCTTATCTATCAGCTCATACTTAAAACTAATCTTACGATTGCAAAGCAGCATACTTTTAGTTTCTTCATGAGTGTATCTCTCATCCGCAAGACTATTCATTTACATCAACCCCTTCTTTATAAAACACTTTTGTAAATGAAATATCTATGTTATATCCCATATCAAGTATTGCATTGGTACGATTTAATCTAGTAATTTTACACCATAGTTTAATTCCTCTATTGTCCCTGTAAAGAACTTCTGTTGAGTTATTAAACATTCTTCTCAACTTAGTATACTGCTCTTCATTAACAAATGGTTTGCGTGTTATTACTTGTCGTTTGTGTTCCCCATCCTCAACAACTGGATCAATACGACCACTATACTCTACTAAGTCAAATTCCTTCGATAATTCCTCAGTAAAAGGTATGAACCTTTCCTCTGATAAGTCTACTCTTACGATATCATTTTTATCACTAACGATAAACCCATCTGTTAATGCTAATGCTGTTACCTGATTCGAATCAGTAAATCCGCCACTGTACGCTCTAACAAAGTATTTACTATGAACATTGCATCTAATTGCTGTGTCGATATACTTTTTATTTGTTAATTTAGCAACTAGAATAGTTTCTTCTGGATCCATTCGATATAAGTAAGCTGCACTAGTATCAAACTCAGCAGTTATATTTACTAAGTCACCATTGACAGAAACTAAAACATTTGGCTTATTTGGTTTTGATGTCTTGATTGTAAATATACGACTAGCGAAGCTACTCCAAAGGCTATAGCTATTAATAGTTCTCAGGCGTAACTCGTAATCACCATCTTGCAAAAACAAATTAGGCTTTAAGATTGTTTCCTTTGTAGATTTATTAGATTTATATATGACTTCTCCATTTTTTTTAATCTCAGCTTCATATCCAACTTGATCCGAAGCGGTCCATTCAATAACTGTCAATGCATCATTTTTTATTGATGTTATTACAGGTAAGCTAGGTTTTCCTTTTACAATAAATAGAGATGCAGAAAAATCACTTACTTGGTCTATTTCATCAATTGTTCGTAATCTCCATTCGATTTGTCCTGTAGGAAATGTATTAGCATGTGCAGTATATGTTGACCTTTCAGTTGTTTCACTACTTAATATATACCAGTTACTATCTTCTGCTTTTCTCCATTGTAGTAAATAACCTTTTTGTCGTGATAATGTTAATGTATTAAATGACCAACGAAATGTAAGTTCCCTTTCATCAACATATACGTCAACTGGATATAGCAGAGTAGGTGGTACCGGTAAAACATCCTCATATTCGATAGTTAGCAACGGATAACTACTGGAATTTTCATTCGATAGTATATAAAGGTCATCTATGTTAGGATTCGGTACACATACAATTACAGTGAATAAATTATTTATAACGTTATTCGTAAATATTTCTGTAATGTCTCTTTCTTTTGTATAGCTTTCACCAGGGTTTAAACTAACTGTCTGTTTGTCTAAAATAGGTGTGCTTACACTTCCTCGGTTCGCATAGTTGGAATAACTTAAATCTGCGATACTTGAACTCGCAGTGTATGCTCGATAGTATACAGCACCAAAACCAGAACCTATATCTGTTTTAATTGTAACAGACAGCTTCACGCTATTAATTTTCTTGAATCTTAATTCATTTGGTATAGCAAATTGTAATACCGAAGCATATCTCGTTGGATTCTTCTGGTCACTTGGCCAGTTATCCGTTTTGAGCTTTGTAGCTGCTGAGTGATTCGAATTGTCAGCTATACTGATATATGTATCTTCTGTACATCGTAGTGTTTTATTAAACATCATACCCTCCTTGCAGCCATACGCCGTCCATTGACTAGATTTATAAGATCCTGTACTTCTTTGATTTCATTTGCTTTCACTTCCATGCTGATATAATAACTATTACCACCCATTAGTTTCTCACTGCTTTCTCCATCGATTATCTGTGTGCCACGAGGGAATCTAACTAACTCAGGCTTACCTTCATTAACCCATGTATATCCGCCGGAAAAGTTATCGGTACCTATAGCATTGTTAGCCACATTTCTTGTATTCGTTTGTGCTGTATTAATTGTTCCCGATACCTTCCCTATATTATCACCTATAGAAGCCATAGCACTATTTATTTCATTGCCTTTTCCAGCTATTACAGCAATTATAGTACCAAGTGCAATCAATGCAGCAACAACTCCCAATATAATACCTGTTGTCTTTAATGTGTGAGCATTAAATCCTGTAAAAAACTCCTTTATCGACTTACCTGTATCTGTTAACGATTTAATTGCTTTTACAATCATCATTATAGTTGCTATTACGGATGAAAGAACAACTAACGTCTGTAATACCGGTACTGGAATATTTGATATTGCAGTAAATAAGCTCGTTAGGACAGGCAGAAGCGCAAGTCCTAAACTATTCTTTAATGCATCAGTTGTATTCTCTAATTTATCCATTGTATCTTTAAACTTACCTAGCTTTTCTAAGCTATCTTCACCCATAACAGTTCCCATGTTTTCTGCTTCAACTCCAAGCTCCTTTAACCTTTTACTACCTGCTTCTATCAATGGATTTAATTCTTTCGCTGATTTACCAAGTAAAGTCATTGCTAACGCATCTCTTTCAGTTTCGTTTTTAACTCTACCTAATGCATCTATCGTATCGTAGAACACCTGATTTGCATCCTTTAATTGACCGTGACTATCAATAATACTAACTCTAAGTTTTTTGAACGATTCGGATAATTCCTTATTTCCATTTCTTGCATTATTCATACTCCTTGTTAGTCTTGTAATTCCACCAGTCGTATTTTCCATAGGAACATCTAAGAAATCTGATGCATATTGCATCTTTTGTAATTCATCAGTAGTTATACCAGTAACAGATGATAGTTGAAGTAAATCATCAGCAAAATTTGCAGCACTTATACTACAACTAATAAAAGAACCTGCAATAGCTCCAATTGTAATTATCGCATTGCCTACACTCTTATCTACTCCATCAAACTTACTCGCCAGTTTTTCGACTTCTGGACTTACATTTAAACCCAAGCTAGATGCTACACCTCTTATAGTGTCACCAAACGTCTCTGACGACTTGTTCATGTTGTCCATATCATCTTTGCTTTGCTGTAGTTGTCCATTAAGTTTTTCAAGTGATGTTCTTTCTTGTAGCAACTTTTTATCAAGTGAATCAATTTCTTTCTGAGTAGCTTTGTTACTAGCTAAAGCTTCATCATAGGCTTTAGCAGCTAAGTCGACTTTTTGCTTTTGTAATACTAATTTTTGAGATAATAAATCATGTTTAATACCTAGTAGATCAGTTTCATTTCCATAATTCTTTGCCTGCTCTTGAGCTAGTTTGAACTCAGCATCGAGTAGTCCCATTTTTCTATTTACTTCGGTTACTCCTCCTGTGAAGTCGGAATAATCAAGTCCTAAGTAAATTGTTCTTTTATTACTTGCCATTTATCAAACACCCCCAAGAATTTCTTTAAGCGACTGCACAGTTTTAGTTTCTTGGGGCCTATCGAAGTATTTAGACTTATAATGTTGGCTATTAAGTGCTGCTGTTTTCATTTTTTGTTCGTCTGCCCATACATCAATCAGATAAACAACTTTAGCAAGAGACGAATGGTAAAAATCATCTTCACTCATACCCATTTTAACGCAATAGATATAATACAGAGCATCATAATCTATCGCGACATTATCTTGTTCAAAAACTGTGCGGTCGCTTTTTTTATTTGTTCTTCCAACGCTTCATTACCAATTACACCCATTGATTCATAAAATTCTGTTAAAATCTCAACTATAACTAATGGCTGCAATTGGCATACTAGATCTCTTGCCTTTTCTTCTGTCAATTTTCCATGGGAACCTGCACATATAATTTGAGTACATAATTCTGGAATAGATAAATTGTTGTGGTTATAATTTATTTCCATAGAAGCCACAATATCAAAGAGGAGAGTTATTTTCTCTCCGCTTTCAAACTCAAGCACAATCTCATTTAAAGGCTTACAGAATATATTTTTCTTCATCTTTATCCTCCTGATCTATATACCTGATGAATTAGGTGCTTTAGAAAATGTTGCACTTGCTTCTTCCGTAAAATCAGCATTTGCAGTATCAGCCCAGTCGTAAATTTTTTTATCAATTTGACGTGGCTTAAACTCGATAGTAACATCATCATTACTGAATGTAATATTGTCTTCGATCTGTTTTGCTGTTATGCCGAATGGTTGTGCAACACCTGCATATAACCATATTTGCTCTTTTGTATCTGTGTCACTTGGAACTTCAAAATAGAACGCTATTTTTGGTGCAACATCACCAGCCTTACAGGATAGAATCCCGTTTTCATAGGTTTGCCCTAAAATTACTGACCGATCTTCAATAGGTATTTTATTAATTCCGAACTTTACTGTTGCACCTGTTGACCTAGCTATGTTGGATGACACGATACCGTCACCATAATTCTTACCTGTCGCTAATAACAAAGTTAAGTCTACACTCATAAGTCCTTCTAACGGTTTCTTTGTTGCAGTAACATAAGATGTATTTGAATCCGTTGTTACTAAGACATAACCAGCATTATTACAATTTATTCTGGCTGATTTTTCGCTATTATTATTTGGCATACATCTACCCCTTTCTAATTATTCCGCTGAATTTAAATGTTGCCCTATACCTCAATGCGGTTGTATCGTAATATCTATGAATCTCTGGATGAGTATACTTATTTGTTTCTATCAGTGCTTTCTTAAGCAATTTCACTGCTATATCTCTATCCTCTTTTCCTTTTGGTGATTTTGGATACCATAAATCTACTTGAACATATCCTATGTCATTACTCGCTTTTCCGTCTCCAAATATACCGCCACTTTCGCTATAGACTTCTACCGTGGCAGATGGCGTGAGTAAAGAACCGTTTAAATCACTACATGGTATGTTTAAATTTATTTTGATTAAATTAATTATTTCAGCTTCCATTTGCCACCTTTATTAGTAGTTCATCTACAATATTGTTTATTTTGTACTCCATCTTTTTCATGGCATTATCTATAAATCTTGTTGCCGGAATACGTCTACCAGTTTTTGAATCGAAGGTACCGTCATTCACTAGGTGCCATTTGTATGCAGTGAGTTTACCGCCACCTACAACAACATAACTACTACCTGACTTGTCTTTTTTTGTTGTAACATTAACATCATCTCGCATATGGCGATATGGCATAGAACCATCATAATTCTTCCAATTGTCTGTATTGTCTGACACGTCAAGCTCAGCTTCCACCGCACTTTTTATGACTTTACCTATTTTAGTCAGTGCATACCTTTCTTCTCTTTCAAAGCCATCCGGTATTTTTTTTAATTCATTCGAAATGTTTGCTATTACATCGTTGTAGTCAAACTTAACATCCACTGCATCACCCCACAGTTATTTCGATTATTCCGTTTTTCTTTTCATAGGTCCTAATAATATCGTATTCTCCACCTTCGTACATAATCTTTGTAGCATAAACAGGTTTGTTGGTAAATTTATCAATGGCTTTCGATAATTCATAGTCTTCTATTCTCATTTCAAATGCATAAATAGCTTTTAATCCAAGCTGATATACAGCATAAAATTCTTGTCTTGCTACTGATTTTTTATTTACAAACACATCAATTCTTGTCTCTTCTACTTCAGAATTATTAGTACTAAGCCTAATTAGTTGAGCAACATCTTTATACAACCTATTCCACCTCGTATTCTATAGATAAAGCTAAAGCGATTTTTAATTTTATATAAGATTCCTTAAAACGTTCTGAATTCTCATCATATCCAAAATTCCATTTACAATATAATAAAATTGCCTGTTCTATTAGAGGATCCACAACTGTTTTTTCTATATCGCCATCCATCACTTTAACTGTTTTATTAGAATTAACACCTGCAAGGCTTAGGTCAGCCTTGCAAGAGTTAATAAGTGACTGTATCTCAGTGTCATACGCGGTGTTTTTTATTCTTAGCACTAGCTTTAACTTTTCTAGCACTCCATCACCTCTTCTTAAGCAGCTGGAACGAAGATTTCTTTTTTAATAGCAGCTGCTGTATCTAATTTCTGAACATCAATTCTCATGATTCCTCTAACTTCTGTACTGTCAGTGGCCCATGCGTTTCCGCCGATATTCGTAGAAGCAACTTCGAGATTTTTCCCTTTAAATAATGTCGCAAACACCTTATAATCTCCGACATATACCGGATAATATGTTCCTTTTGTTGCACCAGCTGCTGTTACTACTCTGTTCGGTAGCTGTGCATCAGAAACAACCTCAATTCTCTTGTTCTTGAAAATCATAGGAGAACCTGTTGTAGGGTCCGGCTGAATTAATCCCCT